TTTTGTTATCAGGTTGGGGGACTGTTTGTTGAGGATTATCCAAAGGGCAAGATATTGTTTTTGGATGCTGAACAATCGGGGGATCAAATTAGACTGATATACGCATTTGGCTGGCCGTCTGATTGGTATGATATAGATGTAGATTCTTTGGGGAACTTTGATAAGATTCCCAAAGAGCGTATATTGGTGGCTCCGTCTTCTACTATAGAGAAAGGATTTGGAGTAATAAAGCATGTGATTGATTTATTATTTACAGATAATGATTTTAATGAACCATTGTTGATTATTTGGGATTCTATTTCTGTTTGTCCTACAGAGAAGGGTGTAGAAGGCAGTGATAGATTTGCTGGTGGCCAAGGTGATAGACCTCAAGTTATGAAGTTTTATCTTCGGCAGATGATGTCCAAAGTATATAGGAAGCCTATTGTGGTATTACTTCCGAATCAAGTTTATACTACTATGCCACGAGGTCCTTATGCTGCTGCTCAAATTAAGTCTGGTGAAGGATTTGGACTCAAACATGATGTTCAGTACTCTCTCCATTTTGACACGGAAAAGGATTATTATATAGATGTTAAAGAAGACACAAAGAAGTCTGAAGACAGCAAGCCTAAAGATACAATAAAAGAATTAGAGTACTCTTTGAAGAGAATTAGTACTACTAAAAGCAAATTTTGCCCTTCCATTAGGAATTTGCCAGTGTATATCAGTGGGCGTTCAGGCGGGGTTATTGACTCTAATTATTCTTTGTTATTGGCTGGTATTGAATATGGACTTATTGAGCAAAACAAGGGATGGTATACTGTTCCTGGAAGTGAGAAGAAAGTTAGATTTGATGAATTGCTCAAGGATGCTGTATTAATAAAGAATATAAAAGCTTCTTTGTTGAACTATTTTAAGGAAAAGTTTGTTTTGGTGAAAATATTGTATCAATTGAAGAATGGTGAAACTGTTCTAAAATCATGAAACTATCTCCATCTGTGCTCGAACACCTGCTGCTAGCAGCTATTGTAATATTGATATTTGTACTTGCGTTGTTGTTGTTTCCTGTAATAGGTTTTATTGATTTTGTGGAGTGGGTGCATCATCATATATTCATTTATCAGTAAAGGAGGTTGCTGTAATGAAAGTGCATACATTAAAGACAGATTCTTATGAATTCCAAGCAACGTATTTAGGGATTAAGCCCTGGGAAGTCCGGTATAACGACAGAAACTTTCAAGTCGGAGATGATCTGATTCTGAAAGAGACACAATTTAGTGGCTATGAGATGTTGAGGGGAGCACCCTTGGTATATACTGGTAGAGAGATAAGAGGTAAAGTATTGTATATGCTGCGTGGTGACAAATACGGGTTATTGAAAGATTTTTGTATAATGACTATTGGCATATTAAACCATGTTGGAGAGTGAAATGATGGAAACTGAAATACTGGATAAGCTGTTTTTGGAACTATCTCAATTTACTCGTGCTAAGACGAAAAGGGAAAAGTGTTTGTTTGAGTGTGTTTGTTTATTGAATTCTATGGTTGAATCTGGAGAAGCACATACACCTACGTCAGAGAGTAAGGTCAAAAAAGCTATTGATTTGTATCTTATTGCAAGATATGAGTAAAAATATAATAGGAGGAATTTATGAATAGCACTATCATTGATTACACCTATGTCCATGACAAAAAGTGCGAGTTATTGAAGTACCTTGAAGAAAGGGGTTTTGAGGTTACGGAACAGACAAATCATGATATAGGCAGGTTTTTATTTGATGTTGCTTTTCACGAACATGGCAAATAGTTTTGTGGATATATAAGGGTGAAGAGTTTCTTGACCCTACTGACTATTACGGATTTGTTTATTGTATAACAAACTTAACCAATAATAGGAAGTATATAGGTCGTAAATATTTCTGGAGGAACAAAACATATCAACTAAAAGGTAAAAAGAAGAAAAAATTAGTTCAATCTGATTGGCAAAAATATTGGGGAAGCAACAAAGAGCTTCTCAAAGATATTAAGGAATTGGGAAAGGACAATTTTAGAAGGGAGATTCTATTCTTATGCAGGACTCGTGGGATGGTTAACTATATGGAGGCAAAGGAACAGTTCAACAGAGGAGTGTTAGAGGATATAGTATATTATAATGACTGGATAATGATAAAACTTCATCGTTCATCGGTAAAGAAGGAGGCTATTCTATGTTGAGGGAAAGCATGAGAAGTTTAGCTCTTGTAGTAATTGAGGCAATTTATAACCATATGAAAAATAACTCTTTCGGTGGGGATACTTCGGGTGCTGAAGAGTATTTACGCCAAGCACACGAGAGTATGGAAGAGATGTTAGACCAGATTGAGGAAGTTGAAAAAGAAACAAGTAAACCTAATGATAATATTCCTTGGGGTACTAGTACTCGTGATGATGGGTATGAGTGTGGTGGTAGTGATTGGTGGATAGAAGAAAAATATAGGAATGGAGGTCGCCATTGAGATTATTTAGAAAGATTAAATCATTTTATCAAAGAGGCAGGCGGGGTTGGGCTGACGAGGACACTTGGAATTTTTTTAGCTATTTGTGCGATATAATTGCTCCAGCATTAAGAAGGCTAGGAGATAATTGTCATGGTTGTCCAGATGCTTACTATGATCAACACAAAGAGAATGATGAGTGTCACAAATGGAGGGCAATATTAGAGACAATGGCTCAAGGTTTTGAGGCTGCCAAGTATTTGGATAATTTGGCATTTATAAAGATAGAAGATGGCAAACTGGTTTCCGATGACGATGCAAATAGAAATGCTGTTAATAAGGCGAAAGTGGGATTAGAACTATTTGCAGAGAACTTTTTGAATTTGTGGGATTAGGAGGCAACAAATGAAGATAGTTCATTACAAAAGAAGCAATGGTGATCCAAGAGCATTGGAAACTATGACGGTATCTGAAATTATTGATAAATTACTGACATTGCCCCCGGATTTACCAGCTCTATTTACGTGGGAAACTGTCTTTGTGCCTGTTACTGAACCATGTTTTTTGGTGGAAAAGCTCCGAGATGGTGAAGATTGCTTGCTCCTAGACGCAGAATAAATTCTATGGAGGTGTTATGAGTAGAGAAATATCTCTTGTAGCATTATTAGTTGATCCAGTACTACGGAATGTGGTATGTCCTTATTTGGACAGCAGTTTATTCCAAGATGAAGCAGCACGGATTATGTATGAAGCGTTATCTACTATTGAGGGACGACCCTCAATAGGCATTTTAACAGTTATTTTGGATAAACTTGAAGGCCATGAGGACAGACCAGCGGTGATTTCAGCTCTGAATAATGTAAAAGACCCCTTGTCAGATAGTGACATAAAAACGGCTCTTATAGCATTTGAAAGTCACATTCAGGATAGAATGGTGGCTAAAGGCATGGTGAAGTGCCATGAATCAGGGGGAGTTAAGAGTGCTCTGCCAATTTTCTCTGAAGCTGCTTCTTTGGATTTGCGTTTTAAAAAATCTTTTGACTTTTCTAAAAGAGAAGATGTAGAAGCTGCTTATAATTTAGAGACAAGTGGGGAATCAAGTGTTGCAGTTATAGAGAGCAAATATAATGTAATTAATAGATCGCTGTTGTTTGGAGGTTACAGAAAAAGGAATTTGGTTTTGTTGACGGCAAAAACTGGAACAGGCAAAACCACATTTCTTGTTAATGAAGGAGTCAATTTTATAACCAAAGGATTTAGGGTTTTGCATATAGCATTGAGTGATATGACTCCTTATGGTTTGTATGTAAAGTATTCAGCGTGTCGAACTGGACTATCATGCCGAGATGTTGCTTTGAATCCATATCAATATATAGATGATGTGATGGGCAATCTTGTGATAGAATGTCATCCTGCATTGAGTTTAGATATTGATCAACTTTGTGGTCTTGTTGCTCGTCATCACAGAGTTAACCCAGTTCATGTGGTATTTGTTGATTATGACGGGAACCTTGTGGAAAAAAATGAAAATATGTACAAAAACGGGGGTTATACTTATAGCAGATTTAAAGGGGTGCTTGACATCAATGGTATGTTGGGTTTTATGGCCTCTCAATCTAAAAAGGAATATTGGGAGGATGAAGTACTGCCTTTGGAAGCACCTGTCGAGTCTACCAGGAAACAACATGCTACTGATATTCAAATCGGGCTTGGTAGGAGCCAAGACTATGGTGAAGTTGGTAGTATGCATTTGGCTAAAGTTAGAGAGGGAAAAACCGGAGCAATAGTACGGCTTAAGTTTGATATTGATAAATCTCAAATAACAGAAATTCCTGCTGCGTTATATGATCAACTTAAGAAAGAATTCAAGCGTTTAAGCAGCACTGACGCTAATGTGACAGTAGATAATCTGTTGTTTGGTGATAATGGAGTGACAAGGAAAAATGATAACACACAATGCGGAGTTAATACTTAAGAATAGATACTACCGAAAAGATGAGAAAGGAAATGCTATAGAAGATTGGAATGGACTAGTTAATAGAATAGTAAATACTATTTGTGTCAATGAGGAAGATGGTTTCAAGCAACAAATTTTTGATTATATGTATAACGGTATTATGTTGCCGAATAGCCCGGTTTTGTTTAATGCTGGTGTAGAAGGCAAGAGAAGTTTATCAGCTTGTTTTGGTTTCTGTCCTGATGATGACATGCTTTCTATTATGGATACAGCTTATTCTGCCTGTTTGGTAACAAAATATGGAGGGGGCGTGGGATACAATTTATCTAATTTAAGACCATGTGGGGATTCAGTAAATAGCACCCACGGAACTGCAAGTGGTCCTGTTAGTTTTCTAAAATTATATTCTACAGTAGGGGATGTAGTTACTCAAAGTGGTGCTAGGCATTCTGCCAATTTAGCACTTCTTAAGGTGGATCATCCAGATATTGAGAAATTTATTGTGGCTAAAAGGAAAGAAGGAATTTTTGCTAATGTCAACATATCTGTAGGCATGTCGGATACGTTTATTGATAGTGTCAAAAATGGCGAAAAATATTTTGATTTAGTATTTGCTGGTCGTATCAGAAAACGTGTGCTTACTAAACAGTTGTGGGATTTGATTGTGGATGGGGCTTGGAGAAACGGAGAACCTGGGATTATGTTTTGGGATACAATCAAGAAACATGATCCACTGCCACACTCTCAACCGATTAATACTAGCAATCCCTGCGGCGAGCAAGTTTTGTCTCACAATGAAGCTTGCACGTTGGCATCTATAAATGTTTCAAAGTTTTGGGATGGTGATATTAAGGATATCGATTGGGGCAAGCTACAATTATGTGTCAGGAATACGGTTAGATTTTTAGATGATACAATAGATGTCAATAAATTTCCTGAGCAAAAGATTTACGAGAAAGTGCGTAATAGTAGAAAGATTGGTTTGGGAGTTATGGGTTGGGCTGATTTGTTGTATAGGATGAAAATCAGATATGGGGCAAATGATTCTTTGGAGTGGGCGGAAATTTTGATGCGATTTATACAATTTAATGCTCTTTATGCTTCTATTGATTTGGCTGTTGAAAGAGGGGCATTTCCTTTGGATGCGACTATGAATTATTCTGTTTTTGCTGACTATGCTGTTTATCCCGATGGGGATTATTTATTGCGAAAGATTGAACAGCATGGATTGAGAAATGCTACTGTCACTACAATTGCACCAACTGGGAGTTTGAGTATTATCGCTAACTGCTCCGGGGGAATAGAACCTAATTTCAATTTAGCATATTATCGGACTGCTTTAGATGGTAAACATAAATTTATTGTAGTCAATTCTGTTATTGAAGAATATATGAAGGAAAAAGGGATAGATTCTGATAGAGTAGTAGACTTAATAAATAAACCAGTCAAAGATATAGACTGGATTTCTGATGAGGATAAAGAGTATTTTGTAGTAGCATCTGATATAACTCCTGAAGAACATATCAAGATGCAAAGTAGCTTCCAAAAATTTGTTAGTAATGCTGTGAGCAAAACAATAAATATGCCTTTTACGTCAACAAAAGAAGATGTTGAAAAGTGTATACTTCTTGCACATGAGTTGGGTCTGAAAGGATTTACAGTATATAGAGATGGCAGCAGGCAAGTACAGGTTTTGGAGAAAGGCGGTACTGTAGAAATGCCTGATATTTTAGAAGCTAAAAGAATTTTTGTTGAAACTCCTACTGGAAAAGCTACACTGTTGTTTTCTGAATATAAAGGTAAGCCTGTGGAGATTTATATGTTCCCTCCTGATAGAGTCAATGTTGACACAACAATTTATTCAGGAATAGTTGCGTGTTGTAGAATTATAGCAACGGCGTTACAAGGAAACACAGATTTATCTGAATATATCAAGCAAATAAAGAAAGCTGCTAAATGGACAAATGATTCTTTATTATCAGTAATAGGCAAGAGTCTTAAGGTCTCCAAAAATGTTGACAGTCTAACAACTCTGCCTTTTGATGACGAGGACAAGCCTACTGTTTACACACTTCATCGAGTTATTTCGTTGGGTTTGAGTGGAGAGACTGACTTGCTTGTATATGCAAGAGAGATTAATAAGGTTATCAAGGATATTGGTGGAGTAACTTTGGCTCATTATCATTTAGTTAGGTTATTGAAAAAGATAGTGGAAGTGATTAATGAGGAGAATGGAAATTATGGTAAAATAGTACTAGATGATGCTTGTCCTGAATGTAGTGAGCTGTTAGTGTTAGAAGGCGGATGTTCAGTCTGTAAAAACTGTGGGTTTACTAAATGTGGATAAATAGAGAAGAGTAAGAGATAAGGAGGAGTTTATGCCAAAACGACCTATGAATGACATTATACCAGAGCTCAGGGAGTATACTTGTAGTGGTTGTTCATATCAGTTTGATGATGTAGGTTGTTATAGCTGTGCTACTTGTATTAGATTTCCGAGGATGGATAATTATACAACAAAAGATAGAAATGCTAAATGGGAGGAAACTAAATGAGCGAGGTCAAGAAGGACATCCCTCTTTGTCAGAATGAGTGTCTTGAGGGAGAAGCTCCTGTGTGCGGAGAATTCAATGCGGAGGGTTTTGGGTGTACTAGACTGTTAGGGCACTCTGGTTTTCATGTAGCTTGTGGTTATGTCAAACACGCATATGCTGTGTGGGAAAATATTATAGAAAAAGGAGAGTAATGAAATGATTGAGCTATCAAAAATGGTCAAATTGTCTAATGTGGTAATTTCAACGGCAATGGGATTTGGAAATGGTATCCCGTATTTTAGGTGGACATCTTCTGATTACAGGAGTTTGTTGAGCACAGTAAAGGATACTAATACAACGATAATAACTAAATCTTTTACTCCTCAGTCAAAATGGAACATTCCCAAAGTTAAATATTTGTTATACCATTCTATGTTTAATAAGTACGGACTCAAGAATCCGGGAACTGTGAAGGTTAGTAGAATTCTCAAAGAGCAACGTAGGAAGGGATTTAGGATTATCCCTAGTATCGTTGGGAAGACAGAGTTCGAGTGGTTTGACTGTATTGATTATTTGGAACCTGATATTGTTGAGTTGAATTTATCGTGTCCTAATATGTGGTATAGATTCTCTAGTAAATCTGATTTGATTCGTGTGATTAAACAGAAATATCCTGATGTTTTATTGGTTGGGAAAGTGGGTGTGTTTGATGATTTAGATATGCTCAAAAAGTGGGTAGATGCGGGTTTGAGTGCTCTTCACGGAGTAAATTCAGTGTCTGTTGGTGTTTATTATGATAACTTGAAAGTTAGGAGTGCTGTGTTGGAGTCAAGGAGGCATGGAGCAGCTGCACTGCCTGAAAACGCCAGGAAATATAAAAATGGAGCATTTTCTGGGCGTATGATTTATCCTCTTGCTTATGATTTCAATCTGGAGATGAGGAAAAAGTTCCCTGATATCCCTATTATTATGGGAGGCGGAGTTACTGAATACGAAGATATCAATCGATATTTCGAGATTGGGGCTAATTCTGTAAGTATTTGCACTTTAGCAGTAACAAGTTCTTTGGAAGTTTCCAGCATGTTGAAATATTATAATAACCCTGATTGGCACTGGGAATGGGGGAAGTATGCAGATACCGTTTGATCAAAATGGAAATATGTTGACTTATGTAAACAGAGACGGTAAATCTTTCTCTGGTGGTTATATTGAGGAGGTTGTATGGAAAGAGAATTATGAATTTGCTGATACTTTTCATATAACTAATTATGTGAGAGGCAGAAGTTCTATAGCTTTTGAGTTGATTTCTTGTGGAGATGGGAAGAGATATTATATGTTTGTAAGTGATTTTGTTGAGATGGTGCAGTCTTCAGTGGTAGAAAAAGGAGTAGTAAGTGGTACATGGACTTTTTGTAAGAAAGGCTGTAATTATGGCATGAAGTTAGTGATAGACCTGATGCAGCATATCGAGGAGGTATTGAAATGACAAAGGGACATCTGTATGAGATGTGTGCTAACACTGACACGGAGTTGTGGAGAGAAACACCGGGGGATTATTATTCTGATAGTATCTACGTGACAAAAGATGCGGGTATAGGTATTAATGTGGGAGGCTATGTTATAGTAGCACCTGTGCGGCGATGGCATGAGTTAGGCAAAAAATTTCTCTATGTGAATATGGATTCAAAAATAAAAAAATGGAAATATGGCTTGGCAATGTGGTTATTGAAATAGAAAAGGGGGTATTGAAATAATGGGAAAGATAGTCAAGTTTACAGCGATACCATCTGGAGATTTTGAATGTTTTACTTTTGCAGTGACACCAGAAGAGTATACAAGGATAACTGGGAAAGTTCCTAACGAGAATGACAAGAACCAATTCAATGAGGGGCTGTATGATTTATACCCCAATAATATTTTTGGGGACAGCAATGGGGTGCTTGGAATAACAATTGAGTGGATGGAGGTAGAGTAATGAAAGTATCTATCAAAATTGTAAAGGATACATGGAATTCTTTTCCTACTGGTGAAATGGATTTCTATATTGAGGATGATCTTGTCATATTGAAATTGAGTGACTCTAGTGAAAGTGGTAGAGAGATAGCAATCAAGAAGGAAGAATTTAGGATGTTATGTTATTCATTGGGGCCGCCCAAAGGATGGACACCTATTGATCCGATGATGCCAAAAAGAAGATAAGGTGAGGAGGCACAGAGATGTATAGTGATATAGCTGAAACTTTTGCTGCAAAGTTACGCAGGGGAGAACCTATGGCAGTGATATCAATGGAAGATATTGTATCTGTACAGCCTTTGGAGTTTTATAGGCCAGAGAGTATTATCTTTTCTGTTATAAAAGACGGTAAAGTTGTAGGAAGATTGATACCTGAACAGATGCTTCAGAGAAAACCAAAATTGAGACAGAAGATAGGAGGATAACAAATGAAAGTAGTCGTGAGTGATGGACTAAAAAAGATGTTTGGGCAATTGACTGAATCCACTGTTGAGGATGAAGTCAGAAAATTAAACGAGCAGTACAATGGTATTGCGTATGTGATGAGGTCAGGTGACACGATTTATGTGATGGAGACCCTGGTAGAAGAATCTGATGGAAACCCAGGAACTCAATAAGATATTTAGAAGGAAAGGTGGTTGCGAAGCATTATTAGAGTCTCTGTTTACAATATTTCTTATCAAGACATTTTTTAATGATATTGAATATCTGCCTGGCGTAGGGAACTTTTGGAGAGTGGAGAGTGAAGATTCAAAAGTTCAGATAGTTTTCGAGTTGGAAGATAAGTGGGTGGGTATAATGGAGCAAATGGGGGAAGAAGTAGTATTCGATAAATTGAGTACTCTTCTGTTCTAGCCATGAAGCTTCCAGATTACGCACTTGAGAATCGGATAAGGGAGGACTATCAAAGATATAAAGATGGGGAAGACCCCGACGAGTCGTTGGGCAGACTATATCTATCTATCAGAGAGCTTGTTACACTCATAATCAGGAAGAGATTCAAGTTGGAATCTCAAGAGGAAAAATCTGTAGCACATCAGGTAGCTTCTACTATTGTAGAGAAGATACTAACAAAACGATTCAAAGATGTGTTTGCATGGACAAGGTATTTAACTATTTATACAAAAGGCTTTTTACCGTATAAGAAAGAAAGTATGTGGATTGATTATAGTCCTGAAATGAACTTAGTGTTTTTGACATTAGAGGAGATTGAAGAGAGTGGGGAGTCTATGTCGGATGACCCGTCTCCTTTGGACCTTTATATTGAGAAAGAGAACCTATCCAAACTATCTTGTTTGTTGTATAGGTATATAACTAATACATTGCCTATCTACGGTAAGAAATTGAAAAATTTGTGTTGTTATTTAGTTCTTTTGTCTATCGTGGATAGCAGTATCAAGATAAAACATTTGAATCCTATAGGGCTTCAATTGAACGCATGTAGAGCTTCAATCATACGAGAAGAAGTGCTGAAAGACCTGTTTGACAAATTGCCTGTGGAGATAACAGATGCTGAAATTTTTTGATAATTCACGAGCTGTTATATTATACTTAACGTTGTCTCTTTTGTACTCTAAAAACACATGTGGTGTGGTTCCAGAACTCTTGATGTTCTTGGAACCGGACGATGTTTTGCGGTTATTGGACATTTATGGAGGCAAAGTTCTTAAGATACCTACTAAAGAGGATTTTATGAAGGAGTTAAGGACAGTGCTGTATTATTATTTGAGTAGATGCACGGAGTTACCAAAGAAAGAAATTGACGAAATAATGGATATGGATGGTAATGAGGCTAGGGGTTTAGAAGAAAGAATAGCTGTATGGTTCAAGTTTTTGAGGGAAAACAACCTACAATTGCCTGAAAAACTGTTCAAATCTGATACTGGAATGATCAAAAAAATAAATACGGAGATTTATAAAGGTGGAACTTAAGTGCGGGTTTGATGCTATCCTTATTCTGTCAGATCAGAAGGGGTTTATAGAAGCTAAAAACTCTATAGAAGACTTCCTTGATAGTACGGGCAGACTCACTGATGAAGAGAGACAGGAAGTGCATAACTTGGAAGAACGAAGACAGTATCAGTTGAAAGTTCTGACTTCTGAATTTTTGAAAAATAAGTTTGAGAGAGCAAACGCCTTGATGGACTTGAAGGGAAGTGTTACAGACGCTTTGTTGAGTAGAATAGCTACCATGCCAGATAACTTATTGATAAATCTTTTGGAGATGTTAGGTAAAATAAGTGCTGTAGACTATGACCATTTACGTCAGTTATTAGTTGGCGGAGACCAAGGCAAAGGAACGCCACCACTTGCGGGCACTAATATCATAATAAGTCAAACACAACAATGTGATGATGGAAAGGTTATTACTGGTGCTAATCAATTAATGGTGAATTTATTTGAATTGATAAAAGCCAAGAAGCAGATTGAGGATGAGAACAAGATTATAGAAGTAAAACCAGGATAGAAATGGATAGTGCATTAGAACGATTGAAGGGAACTGATATTTATAAATCCTTATCTGACGCTGATAAAGCTATTACTATTGATCTAATAGAAAGAGGAGCGTTTAGTGAGGAACACTTGTATCAGAATTTATTTGAGTTTCAACAGCCGTCGATTAGAGAGTTTATTTCTATGGAGTGGATTGGGTCAATGTCTAAATTTTTATACCCCAAATGGCGACATGTGTTGGTAGATGATATATTTGCTCCTGGAAGTGTTGTAAATGAAGTGGTTTGGACGGGATCAACAGGCACCGGGAAAACTAGCACAGCTATAATAGCTGAGTTATACAATATTGTCAGACTGTTGAGTCTCCGAGACCCCCAAGCAGCTATGGGGGTTCCTTCGTCGTCGATTTTAGCTCTAATTTTGATATCAATAACGGCAAGTAAGGCTGAAATGGCGTTAATGAAAAAAGTTATTGCTATTTTGAGGGAGTCTGCTAGATTCAAAGAGGTCAAGTCAACATTAGAGTTTGGTAAATATCGTTTATCTGAAATTATACCTTATACTTTTACTGAAAAGGAAGAAGAGAACATCATAGAACTTCCTAAAAATATTATCATATACACAGGGTCAAAGGAGCATCATGCTCTTTCTATGGACTTGATTGGTGTTATATTTGATGAATCTGAATTTAGGATTGGGGCATCTGAACAAGCTTTAGAGTTTTATCTTCAGACACGAGAGAGAGTTTACAACAGATTTTTGGATTGTAGATATGTTTTGTTGTGTATGGTGACTTCTGCGAAAACAACTCGTGGTGTTGTCAAAGAATATTCCAAAACTATCAAGAGTGGTAATCCATACATCAGATTATACTCATTTGCTGTGTGGGATATCAAGGAGTTTGATTCATATTCCAAGGGGTCTTTTTATATAATGGCGGGAAATAGAAGGAGCCCATCTAAAATTTTGACAGAGCAGGAAACTAGTTTGTATTTAGGTGGTATGAAGATTCCAGAAGGTTGCAAACTTATAAAAGTGCCGGAAGTCTACAGGTCTCACTTTGAGAGTAATATATCCAGAGCGTTGAGGAACATGGCTGGATATATGACATCAGATGATGAAACACTTTTTATGGATTTGGAGTGTTTAGAGAATTATGACCACAGTTTATTACCCGAAAGAATCGTGGTTTCGTCTCTAGGGTCACGACTGAAAGTAATAGACTATTTTAAGGAATTGTTTATAAAAAATCCTGGTGGAGGCAGTGCTTTAAAAAGATTCCCTAATGCCTGGAGGTACGTGCATATCGATTTGGCTGAAACAACAGAGGCTGGTTTATCTATGGTGCATAAAGAGTTAGGGGGGCAAGGTGTTACTATATTTATTGTGGATTTTCTATGTAAAGTAATATCTCCAACTCGTATTGATTTGGAGTCAATAGCTGATTTATTTATAGATTTACAAGCTGCTGGAGTCAAATTTCATACCATAACGGCTGATAAATTTCAGTCGTCCCCACTCTTACAGAAATTAGAAAAACTTAATGTAGCTCAAGTGGTGAAGTTGTTGTCTGTGGACAAAACTATTGATCCATATTTGAAATTTGCTGAAGTTGCAGCTAATGGGCTTATAAGGGCGGGTAATATGAATGAAACATTATTACCACAATTGAGGGCACTTTATTTGGGGCAAGACAACAAGATTTATACTACAAGCAGAAAGGATGAAGGAGACACTCTTTGTGGTTCTATTTATAATGCATTGACAAATATTTCTGATAGTCCTATTTATGTATACAAGCCGCCTGCTCCTACACAAATAGCTGATGTTTTACAATCTTCTGTTTTGAAAGACAGAAATATTAAAATTTCAGGATTGAGTGAGTTGTGATCAAAACCTTATTTAGAACTGTCTCACGAGATATTAGATGTGGCAGAATTAGTAATATTCCATATTGTTGTATTTTGTGGTATATTACTATATGGACTTTGTTTAATAAAGGCCGTACTGAATGGAGGTGGCAGTATCTCAAGTTGGTGGGTCTTGGATTGGGGTATGTCCCGTGTCCTATTTGCTGTTTGAGGCGGAAACGTGTTAAAATAGTGATATGTGGGACAACTTGTGGGATGTGTGAGGTAATCAAAAGATGAGTATTAAGAAACTCTTTTTAGTTATTGTTGTTTTATCAATATTAGATTTTATTATAACGTGGATAGGAATATCTAAATTTGGGTTCAGGTTTGAGGCTAATCCTTTATTCCGATCAGTGAACTCTATTTTAGTTGGGAAGGGCATCACTTTATTTATTTGGTGGCTATTGATTTGGTTTGTCAAGAGTGAAGGGGGGCAGCGTATTATGAAGAGTTTCTTACCAATTGTAGCTATAATTTATTTTTTGACGTGTGTTTGGGGCATTATAGCAATAAAGATGGGCGAGAGACTCACAATCAAGTAGATAATCGATCCTGGGGCAGCCTTGGAAGCCACAGAGGTATTGTAGGAGATTATCATGACATCTAAAGACCTTATTATTTATGTAGTAGGAAAGTTACAGAGAGTTTCCAGCAGGTATTATGTTTGGAAACTTTGTTATTTTGTCTCTAAAGCACTAGGATTGCCTTTTGAGTTCAAATTGAGAAGTTTTGGGGCATATAACCGAGAATTTGACGAAGGATTGAAACAGCTAGTAAATGAGGAGTATTTACAATCATCAGGAATCACATTTTGTGATTTTGAATTGACTAATAAATCACAAGAATGGTATAATAAGATATCCGATATAGAAATACCTCCATTTGATTTGACTACAGAGATTGAATGGCTCAAAGAACGGTGGTGTTGGGATGTGCCTGAATATGAGATTAAGATGATAAAAAGAGTTTTATGACGGAAGTTAAATTTATAAGTATGGTTGAGGAGTTAGGAAAATCTAAATCTTGCTCTGATGGACGGCATTTGAGATTTAATTGTCCTTATTGCCCCGAAGTTAGAGGTAAAGCTGATGATGATTATAAACTTTATTTCAATAAACACAAGTCTGTGGGGATGTGTTTCAAATGTGCTACTGTAGTTGTTTTGGAGTCAGATGAAGAGATTCCAAGTCTTGAATCTATCAAGGAACATTTTGAGTCGATGTTCGGATTTTTATTTGCTCCTCCTAAACGGGAATTTGAAGTGCCGGAATTTGATATAAGTTTTTCAGTTCCAGCTTTTGAAGATAAAGATGTGATGAATTACTTAAGAGGTAGGAATCATCCATTGAGTGATGAACTGATTGTTTATTGGGATTTGAGGGCATGTATTCTAAAGGGCAAAAAGTATGTACTTATACCTAACAAAGTTGTTGGCAACAAAACTGATTACTACCAAATGAGGATTGCTAGTAAGGATGCACCAAAGAATGAAAGATGGAACTCGCCTAATACTTCGATAAAACCGCTCTTCAAGATTCATAAATTCAAGTGGGATGATTTGGTTTTAGTTGAAGGAGTGTTCAGTGCGACTGCTGTTGGTGCTAATGCTGTCCCATTATTGGGGAAATATTTGACTGATCGTCAGCAACGACAGCTTTTAGCCAGATTTTCTACTTTTGGATTTCCAAAGAGAGTATTTATTGTCTTAGACGGAGGAGCACTTGAAAAAAAATTAGCAAATAAGATATATTACAAATTGAGGGAGATGTTTATAACAACGACAGATATATATAAAATTAATCTGCCATATGGGAAGGACCCTGATGAAGTTGACAACATTATGGACTACGAGATAGTGCTTTTAAATGACATTAAGAAGATTGGAACAAATAAATGAATAAAATCAATAAGTTTTAGGGGTTGACAAACTGCCGCTATATGTGGTAGACTAAAAATAGAACACATTTAGAAAGGGGAATGCAAAATGACAAGAGCAAGGGCAATTTTCAATCCATTTAAGGTGTGGCATTATAATGGAGTCAGTAAGATTTCAGAACGTTTGCTTTTCAATGAAATGGATGTCATGGATTATGTACGGAGAAAGTGCCCTCCTGAACAATCCAAGAGGGGTATTGAAGAAATTCCAGTCAGTTTGTCAGAGGCCAAATTGGTTTGCGGAAGACAGGTATTCAGGATCACGCCAGCTTTGGAGGTTAGGGACGAGTTTTTGGTTGACAAATCTAACCTCAAGTTTAGGACTCTGAAGGTTCTTGATATGGGCAGGATTGTTGGTTGGGTTACTGTGGCCTCTATGCGGATAGGCAGTATTGACCATCCAGAACTGAAGGTACAGTTTTCTTACTGTTCGGCTAAAGCCGATACTTTCAACAGGAAGAAGGGGCAGTTTTATGCATATCTCAAATTGCAGACAGCTCCTATCTACTTGAATATTGAGAAAGGGTTGTATGAGAGAATCAAAGCACTTGCTGTTCGGTCTGCACATAGTGATAATGTATACTGGATGAATGATATTACTGCTGGTATGTTGGTGTAATATGTGTGAAGGGGGGAGGTCTCTTGACGATCTTATGGATGTGTATGACTTGTTGAGTTTTTTGAGGTTGTATGGAATGGAACATCCTTATGAGGAACGTAAGATTGGCAGAGATGTCTCTCAATGCGGTATTACAGTTTCTACAGCGTATACCCCTGATGAAGGCTATGAAACAGCTCTGTTGGATAGAAGTGGAACTTATCCAGTAGAGAGATATAGGGATGTTGCAGATGCTATAATGGGGCACGAGAAGTGGTTGAAATTTGCCCATACCGCAGATGGTGCAAGAATCACAATATTAGGCTGGCAGAATTTTTTAGATAATGAAGAAGTTGTCTTAAGGGCGTAATAAAACTATAGGAGGGTGTCGTATGGGAATTCAGCCACACTACATGGATGCGATTGATCATGCTACTTTCAAAATAGCAGATCAAGAAGACGAAATAGTATTCTTACAAAAAAGAGTTGCAGTTCTTGAGCAATCTCTGAAAAGGCTTGCTAATGTTGTTGAATGGATAGTTAAGCGATTGCCAGGCGAAGATATTAAACCAATATCGGGCACTATGTCAGTATAAGGAGGAAAAGAAATGAAGAAGTCGGCAATATTGGCAGTGATTGTGTCTATTGTATTTGTATTGTTTTCAGCTGTAATGGCAAATGCGGTTGTTTCATTTACGTTTGATGATGGTTGGTCAGATAGTTACAATTATGCATACCCTGTTCTTTCAAAGTACGGATATGTGGGGACACTCTTTATCATATCTGGTGATGTTGGCAGTTGGGATGGCATATTGACGTGGAACCAAATATCGACATTGCATTCCAGGGGTTGGGAAGTTGCTAATCACACACATTCTCATCCTGACTTGACAACTTTATCTGATTCAGCTTTGGCTCTTGAACTTGATCAGTCTGTCTCAGAGTTTAGAGCACACGGATATACTAAACTTGGTTTTGCTACACCATATGGGAGTTATGATGACAGGGTACTGAAAGCTATAAAGTCAAGATTTGTATATCATAGGACAGCGTGGGATGATGGGTCTCCTATGGATAAATATCATATAACAGTGTATTATGATTTTGATAATACTACAACATTAGCAGATATACAATGGTTTGTAACTGAATATCCTGATGCGTGGTTAGTTTTCTGTGTTCATAGAGTGCTTCCACAGACATTGTATAATCAGTTGTCGGCAGATGATCAGCAGTATGCTATTACTCAAGAGTTATTCAATCAGATAGCCAGTTATTTGCATACACAGGGAATCAAGGCTATTACTGTTATGCAGGGAACCAATTATTATTTTATTAACAGACCGTGGAAGTAATTGAGGAGAAATGAAATGGGGTGCGATATTCACGCATTTGTTGAGCAAAAGGACAAAGACGGGTACTGGGAGTTTGCAGGCGAGTTAGATATTCGGAGAAATTACACTCTTTTCGCAGCATTGGCTAATGTGAGAAATGGTTGGGGGTTTGCGGGATGCGATCTTGGAGACCCTATAACTCCAATTGCCAAGCCGAGAGGTTTGCCGAAAGATGTGACTGCTCCGATGCAAGCTGAAAGCGATAGTTGGTATGGTGATGGGCATAGCCACAGCTATGTGTCTTTTAGAGAGATACTTGAGTATCCTTGGGATTCTCCGATGGTAGTTCGTGGTTATGTTGGGGAAGAGGGATTTATCCAATACCTTGCAGAAGGCAGACCTGACGGTTATTCTGGTGGTGTGGGTGGTTGGAATGTAGTTATAATTACCAATGAGGAAATGAAAAAGTTAGTCAAACAGAGTAGTGATATACTACCTGTCAATGAAAAAGGAGAGGAGGCAATCATTCAGTATAGTGAGGCTCGTGTTGAATATGTTAAGGAGTTGTGTGATAAATATAACTACAACAATGAAATCATACGACCACAGTATCCATATGCAATAGTTCCTATTGATTGTAACCGACCTCCTGCTTTTTATACTCAAGTTGAGTGGACACAGACAATTAGAGAAGATATTAGTGATGAATTTTTTGGTCTTATCAGGGATGCATTAGGTGATAGTGATCCTGATGATGTACGTTTAGTATTCTTTTTTGACAACTAGGAGGAACAGCAATGCGTGCTTATATAGATTGTGAGTTTACAGATTTGAGGCAGAGTGCCAAGTTCATAAGTTTGGCGTTGATTACCGAAGACGATAGGTTCTTTTATGCAGAGTTTAATGATTATGATGAAACTAACCTTTCAGATTGGGTAAAGTTTTATGTTTTAGGTAATCTTTTAATGTCTCCTCCTAAACCTGGGGAACAGGAATTTTTTAGTATGTCAAGAGTTGACAAGGATACTCCTCTTACAGAAAAGAATAGTATTCAGATGAGAGGAAATACTGTTGAGATAACTATTGCTTTGACTGAGTGGTTGGAACAGTTTGATCAATTGGAGATTTGGGGCGATTATCCAGCTTACGATTGGGTATTGTTTTGTGAATTATTTGGTGGGTCCTTGAATCTTCCTGATAAAATATATTACATCCCGTTTGATTTGTGTACTTTGTTGAAACTTAAGGGGATAGACCCTGACATAGGAAGGGAACGGTGTGTCAAAGACCATATTCAGGACAATCCTAATTTGATGTCTTTATTAGGGAAATTGAGTATTACTAGGGTGTTTTTCAGTCACAACAGTTTTTATGATACTCTGCTTGTAAGAGCTATTGTTAATAAGTTGATGACGTAAAAGAGATGGATAGTATTTTAGATTGTGCTGTTCGGCTTTATCACAGAAAAGAAGAGGAAAGATTTAATGCTCTTATTGCTATTATTAGAGGTCAAGAAGCAGAATTTCCTGCTGTGGAACCATCAAGGGTTTGGTTTTGGGGATTAAAGAGGTGGGGAAGGCAGTGGGTGGATAGAGAGTATGAATTGGCTATGAGTGAGAAAAATGAGAGACTAGGAGGATAAATAAAATGCTTGGATTATTGCCTGTTATAGCACCGACTGCTGGAGGATTGTTTTTAGCTGACGTAGCTTTTGCAAAGAAGAAGACTGTTGAAGGTATTGTTCTTGAAAAGATTTATCAACTAGGAGTTCGTATATTTACCAAAGATGTCTCTATGAGAGAGGCTTTGGATTTTTATACAGTTATTTTGCTTATTGATGGCAAGGAAAGAAGAGTTGTCTGTGACAAAATTATGTGGTTAGATTTGGCTGCTGGACAGGCAGTTAATGTTAGCACAACTGTAGGATTTTTCACCAAGATTGTCTATGATTATGAGATAATCAAGTAAGGAAAGACTATATGCCAAAAAGAGTAGATTTTCCTTTGACTGACGACAAGTGGCGATTTTCAGGGATTACTATTGAGTGGTTCAAGACTTCTCAAAGGCTTGATATTTATGGATATTACGACACTTATGTTGGTATTGAAGGAGGTTCTCTGACTTTGCGACAGTTTTTTGATCTTTTTGGTATAACAGAAAAAGATTGTGCTAAAGCGTTTAGGGAGGAGAAATGAGGGGAATAGCAGAAACATATAATTGGAAAGATTCACAAGGTGAGAAAACTATAGTATATAAAGCTCACTGTAGCTGTCAGGATGACCGCCATACTATGACACTAACTATGGAAAAGACTAAAGATAGGATTCCTTCTGATATAGGCGGTACGAATGCAAGTACCTATGATGAACTGACCTTGACGGCAACTTTCAAATTCAATATTGATGATTATTATAATACTAATTGGTATTCTAATAAGTTCAAGAGGCTATACAAACGATTTAGAAATCGAATCAAAATGGTATTTTGGATACTACTCTGTGGAACGCTGCCATATGAGTTGGAGAGTGACTTTTTGTTTAGTGATGTGGAGCAGATTGATGGTTTTATCAAAGCTTTGCAGAAAGGCAGAGAGGAAATGCTTAACTGAAGGGGCGTGAAATGCCTATAGTGACTTGTTATAACACTGATTGTATCTATAATAGTCAATATGATAAGTATGGAACTAAATCTTCTAATGTTGGTTCTTGTGAGTCTATTCATATAACTATTATAGGTCCTAATAATGAATGTTCAAACTGTGACGAATCTGAAATAGGGGGAGGGGCAGTATGGTAGAGTGGTTGACTTTTCATTTGGATTATGTTATAGTAATACCAATAGCCCTGCTTGCATGTGATATTTATAGGTGGGTGATTGTTCAATGTATCAGAGAGTTACATGGAAAAGAACCAGTGCCATATTTTGGGAAGTAGGACAGTGCGAATACCAAAGTCAGGTCCATTTGGGTTATATACTGTAGTGTTTTTCTTGTTATTAGGTGCTCTTCGTTTCGTGCTTAAGAGTATGGGGGTATATGGATGGGGAATACAAGAGTCATTGATATTTATTATTTGTATTAGTATGTGGTATCTTGGTTTGTTAGAAGGAAAATTTCAACAAAAAACAAAAAAAGAAAGGTGAAGAAAGGAGGAATATTATTATGTTGTCATCTATTTCTGATTTGCCGATAGGCCAAAGACTACTTAAGGAAGGATTTACACCAGTGACAAACCAGGATTTAAAGTCTTTGCTCAGATGCAAAGAAATCGAGGAAGAAGAGCAAAAAAGACTTAAACAAAAAGTTTATGATGAGTTTGTGGCTAAAATAAGAATTGCGTACTGTTACGACAAGGACCTATGCGATTATGCTATTTCTTCAATTGAAGAGATGTCTGGTGGCTTTAATGTTAGTGGATTTAAGAGGACTGTTTTTAGAAAGAGAATTGTTAGGAGGGATGCAGGTGGTTCATATACTAGTTTCCATCTTCCTCAATGTACAGTTGAGTATACAAGTTTAGAAGAGTATATGGGTAGTGAAATTCCGGCTGAAATTTTGGATAGAATTCTATTAGCTAAATCAATAGGAGTGCGTGTATTTGTAGTTGCTTATCCAATATTGAGGTGGACTGACCCAGTTGTAATTGGTCTATTGGGAGATGCTATAACTGATACTAAAGTCTTGATTGGTCAATGGCAATAAGAAAATAAAAAAGAAAGGTAGGAAATCAAAATGTCTATTATCACCAGCTTGTTAGACACCGATCTGTATCAACTGACTCAAATGCAGGCTATTCTGCATCAGTTCCCGACTGTACATGCAGAGTACAAATTCAAATGCAAAACTCCCAATATCGTTTGGACTCCTCAACAGGTAAGTTTTATTAAGGAACAAGTAGACCTTTTTTGTAAGTTGACATTTACTGAGGACGAACTTGTTTATTTAAGAACATTTCCGTACTTCAAGAAACCATTTATTGAGTTTTTGAGATATTTCAGACTTAATAGGGAGAATATAGAGATAGATTATAGCCCTGATGGGAAATTGGATATCTCTATATCAGGTCCGTGGAGAGATATTGTATTGTTTGAGACTCCAGTTTTGGCTATAGTGGAGGAAGCTTACAACTATGCTTTTGCTCCTTTAGCTGGTACTATAGCGGCATGGAAGGAAGGAAAACGCCGATTGGCAGAAAAGATTGATCAAATAAAAGCTGCGGGTACTGATTTTAGACTTATTGAATTTGGCAGCAGGCGTAGGTACAGCAAGATTTGGCAGAGTTATGTTGTTGAGACGTTGGCAAAAGAATTGGGAAAACCATATTTTGTTGGTACGTCTAATGTAGCTTTAGCCAAAGAGTTTGGGTTGGAATGTGTAGGGACCATGTCCCACGCTTGGTTGCAGGCAGGCCAAGCCCTTGTGAATGTCAAGGATAGCGTCAAATATATGCTTCAGAAATGGGCGGATGAATATAAAGGGCAGTTGGGTATTGCTTTGAGCGATGTTGTTGGTGTTCGTGCATTTTTGAGAGATTTTGACTTGTATTTTGCCAATTTATACAATGGATGCAGACAGGACAGCGGCGACCCTTTGAGTTGGGGTTATTTAGTATATAATCACTATCTGAACTTGGGTATAGACCCATTACAGAAACTGTGTGTATTTAGTGATTCTCTTACTACTAAATGGGCAATTCAGATTCTGAAAGAGTTTAGAGGTAAGCTCAAGATGGCATTTGCTATGGGGAACCATTTAGCAAATGATGTAGGAACTCCTCCCGTAGATATTGTTATAAAGATGACCAAGTGTAACGGGAAGCCTGTTGCTAAGATTTCTGATAGTGTTGGAAAGTGCATGTGCGATGATGATCAATACCTTGATTATCTCAAGCGTGTGTTTTGGATTGGGTGATAGTATGAAAGTGATTACAGACACAGTTTTTACTATAGGCAGAACACACACTATTTGTGAAGACTATGTAATAGGAGGAACTGGTCCGATATCACATATAATATTGTGTGATGGGTGTTCCTCCTCAAGAAATACTGATGTAGGAGCACGTCTTTTAGCACACAGTATGAGACGTGTCATCGAACAGTCATATTCTTCTTCTTCTTATGCAGTAGCATATTTGGAAAAGAAGCAACTAACTATTGGGCACGCTTATCAAGTTGTATCTGGTTTAGGGTTAAATAGAGACTGTTTGGATGCGACTTTGATTACAGCAGTGCGTTTGGATAGAGAGATACGTGTTTATATGTATGGCGATGGTGTTATTTTGTATTGTAAAAAAGACACCCCCGACAAAATAAGATATTACAAGGTAGATTTCTATGGGAATATGCCATATTATATATCTTATCTTTTATCCAATACTAACCGTACAGAGTATGAGAGAATAGTTCAGGAAGCTTGTGCGGGGGAAGCAATAACAATAGAGTCAGATGAAGGAACAGAAACCCGCCGTTGGGATTCCGAATTGTTGTTTGAGTTTGATCTTGATGAAGTTTCTTTGGTTGCTATCAGCTCTGATGGAATCTGCCAATTTACTGATATCAAGACCGGGAATCGTTTATCGCTTAACGAAGTTGCAAAGGAACTTTTGGCCTTCAAGATTCCAGCAGGGGAGTTTCTTAAAAGGAGAGTGAAGAAAGCTTTAGAAGCTTATGGTAGAGAGAAAATTTATCCTACTGATGATGTCTCACTTGGGGTGTTTCTAAATGAAACTAATTGAGGAGACAATAGAGACCGTGGTACGACCTGAAAGACTTGCCCAAATTAGGGAGTGGTTTAACTGTAGAGCAGATGGAATAACAGACGAGCAGAGAAAAAGAAAGAGTGAAGATATAATGAACCGAGTTGTTGATTGGTTTATCCTAAAGAGAATTAGTGAGGCAGATGCTGAGGATATCGCTAATTTGTGGATTACTTCATTACGTAATGAGGGGGTTTATACAGCTGACGACATCCGAAGACTCAATCACAGAAAGGACTACCGAACTTATTTAAGGTTTTTCCGTGATATAAGGAAAACAACCAAGAACGAAGCTGATACACGAAAACAATATATTGGCTATTTGGAAAAACAAAACCCCAAGTCGGTTATAACATTTGATCATGTGGGCATAGAAACAGCTGGTAATATTATTGTTAGCGGGGTTCGTGGTGATCCAGATTATAGAATTCATATTGACGAATCTTCTTATTATTTGGAGGTCAAAAATTGTCCTACTGACGACTTTCATTCATTTAAGAAGACGGATATTGACCGTCATTCAGCAATTGAGGATTGTAAACTTTTGGTGGGATATAAAACAGAGTATTTAGACCCTGTTAAAAAGTTTTATATCTATACTCATGATGGTCTTGTTTTCTTGAATAGTTTAAAAGCATCAGAGTATGGGGGTAATATATTTGGCAATAAACCAGCTATCAGGTGCCGAAAATGCCATTCAGATATTCCAAGACATAAGATACAATCTGAAACGAGTTTCGAGTTTTTGAAGTATCAAGGATTCTTGTGGGAGATCGAAAACGAGTAAAATTTTATACTAGGAGATATCATGAAAATCTTTATCAAGAAAAAAGTAGGTCTTAATACTATTAACCTTGATGATATTAATGATTATATGGCATCGGGCGGAGAAGGTTCTATCTACGCAAAAGGGTCTGTTGTGTATAAGATTTATCATGACCCCAAAAAGATGATACCATATGATAAAATAATAGAGTTGAAATCATTAGAAACCAAGCCTAATATCCTAATTCCGTTGGATTTGGTATTAGATGCTAAAAGTCAGGTTGTCGGATTTACTATGAGTAGGGTATTAGATACAGTTCCATTGTGTAAATTATTTACTAATGGATTTAGGAACAAAAATGGTGTGACTCCTAAACTTATTCTTGAATTGGTGGAGACGCTACAAAAAGATATTCAGTTCATTCACAAAAAGGATTGTTTGATTGTTGATCTGAATGAGTTGAGCTTTTTGGTGGATGGTAAGTTTGTGATTCCTTATTTTATTGATGTAAATTCCTATCAGACACCACATTTTCCTGCTTCAGCATTGATGCCGAGTGTGAAGGATTGGCATACAAAAGGATTTTCTGAATTGACAGATTGGTTTGCATTTGGTATTGTAGCGTGTCAATTATTTGTGGGAACGCACCCTTATAAAGGAATGCACCCAAATTATACAGTTCAAGAGATGGAGAGACGGATGAAAGACAATGTGTCTATCTTCAATCCGAAAGTCTCTGTTAACGCTGCTACACGGGATTTCAACTTGATTCCCGTGGAGTATAAGAATTGGTTTATTGATATGTTTGAGAAGGGAAAAAGAACTCCTCCTCCATTGGTGGCTCACATGCAGGTTATTACTCCTGTTGTAGTCAAGGTGGTTGATAGCACGGGTAATTTTGTGATTGAGTTTATTAGAGAATATAAAGAGATAATACTTGACTACTGGACGTATAACGGAAGCTCTATAGCAGTGTTACCCAATAAGGTATATATAGATAAGGTTGAATATGATTCTGTTGCAGAAGGACTTGTCTTTACTCCGAAGACTTTTACTCCATTGACAGTGAATATTGAGAACGGACAGTTGGTTTTTAGAACATTCAAGGGCGAGGTTGGACGTGATTTACCTGCTTCTGAATTAATGGTTGTTGGTAACACAATTTTTTGTCGTTGGGGAGACAAGTTTAGAGAAATTGGAGTAGATGAGTGGAATGATAAAATTTACATATATGTGAAGAACTCTTGGAATGTGATGCCTAATTCTACTCAAGTTTTTGATGGATGTATCTATCAGGATGTTTTAGGTAAGGCACATTTGATGATTCCGTTCAAAGGACCGAACGGGACTTGTTGTAGTGTCTTGCAAGTGAAGGAATTGCAGGGGTATCAAGTTATTGATGCAAAACAGCAAAATCAGGTTTGTGTTATAAAAGCTGTTGATAACAATGGCAGATATGACCGATTTATCTTGAAATTCAGTGATGATTATTCGTCTTATGTGTGCAGGATCGTTGAGGATGTGGGTTTGGGTGAGCCTAACTTCGTTGTTCTGTCAAATGGGGTTTGTGTTGCTATCAATGAGAATGATGAGATTGAGATTTTCCACAACAGTATGAAGTCTGATAGTGTCAAGATCATTCGAGACCCTGTTATTAAGGGCAGCATGAAACTGTACAAAGATGGAGTCACTGTCTTATTTGCAGATGGGAGAAAGATTTACAAAATTTCTATGAAAAAATAATGAAAAATTTAAAGGTGAGACCGTAAAAGGAGGTAAAGAGATGAAAAAATTTCTAACAGCACTAACTTTGGGGTTATCAGCATGTGTAATGAATCCACCTTCAGGACAATATGGGGGAGGGGGTATAGAATTTATTTGGGTATATTTTTTATTGGGAATAGTAATAACTTTGCTTCCCGCTATTATTGCTTTTGCAAGGAGTCATCAATCTAAATGGGGTATAACTATTTTGACTGTACTTGCCGGTTGGACAGGTATTGGTTGGATAATAGCCCTTATTTGGGCATGTTCAGACCCCAATAAAAACCAACCTTCAACTACAATAATCAAAAATTATGTAGTTCAGGGGGACTTAACTCATGGAGGAGAATACGGGGAAATGCCAATTAGAGAGGGCACACCAAAGGGCAAAAAGATCGGACCAAAGACAATTGCACCGTCACAGTCAACTTTAACATCTCCTGATACTGAAGATGAATATGAATGTGCAAAATGCAATACTCCAATCACAACCAGTAACAAATACTGCCCCAATTGTGGCGAGGTTATTGAATGGTGATTTATGAAGCCGAGAAAAATAATTAAAGAGAGTGGTTCAGTAGAATCTTTTGAAGATAGGAAAATTACAACAAAGTCAATTATAGGTATTGTTGGAGTAGCTGTTGTAATAATGTTGCTGATTGGTTTATTTCTATTGTTGATGCCTCAACCTCAAACACAGGTATCTCCAATTTCTCCATCAGGTCCTATTAAGCCATCTATAGGAAATACAACTCTAATAGCCCCTGAACTGTCTATTACAGAGAAAGAGTTATTAATTACAGAAGATGAAGCTGAGAAGTTTATAGATAAAGAACTCGCAATGGAAGAAACAGAATCATTAGAAAAACAATTGGACTTATATGCAGATGCTGTAGATTATTTTAAAGCAGGATTTGTTGACAAACAATATATTAGAAACGATAAACAGAAGTATTTCGATAGATGGCCCAAAAGAAAGTATTTAGTTCAACAGCCTATTTCTTTTAGCTATGATGTTCACGATAAAACTAAAATTATTGTTATCTTCAATGTTAACTTCTATGCTGAAAGCGAAAAGAAAATTGCGGCTGGTGTGGCAAAGAATATTCTAACCCTGCAAAAGATTGATGATAAGATTTTAATAACTAGTATAAAGGGTTATGTGATTAATCGTAAAGTCATAAGAAAAGGAGAATACAATGAGTGATGATACTTTTATGATTGATAGCTGGATGGCTGGAAGAATTAGTACTATGAGAAAGTCATTGAAGCCAGAAGAACACAATGAACCATATAATAAGAATAGGAAAAAGGCAGTGAAAGAAGCAAAATCTTCGGAGTCTTAAACTTCTGTTAAACTTCTGTGTGTGCAGAGGGGTTGACAAGAGTATTACTTTTGTGTTATCATAAAAAAAAGAAAGGAGATATTAGAAATGGTAGAGAAAGAGATCAAAGATATGACACTGGTTGAACTAAATTACAAATTCATGCGATGTACTTTTTCTCAACTGTGTTTGATGATACAATTGAGAGAACAGATTATTTATGATTTGAAAGAGGACATCAAGGATTTACGGGAGATTGTAAATAGACTTGCTAGGTAACAAATAAAACTATTTCAGTTTTATGATTATGAAGTAATGAAAGGAGAGCATTGCAATGGTTAAGTTGGATTTGTTGATAATCGATCCACAGAATGATTTTTGCAAAGCAGAAACGAAGGATTGGAATCCTGCTTTGTATGTTGATGGAGCAGAAGAGGACTGTGCACGTCTAGCAGCGATGATAGATAGGCTTAGTGACAAGATTACAGGTATTCACACAACACTTGATACTCATCATCTTATACACATTGCACATCCGATTATGTGGGTGAATAGTGTAGGAGAACATCCTGGTTTTTATACTGAAATTACTGATGCTGATGTTGACAAGGGGATTTGGAGAGCATCTTACCCCCTGTTTCAGCAGAGGCAAGTAAAGTATGTCCACGATCTGAAGGCTAATGGCAGGTATACGCTGACGATTTGGCCTCCGCACTGTTTGATTGGAACGCCGGGTCATAATGTGATCAAATCTGTTGCTGATGCATTGGCAAGGTGGGAAGCAAAATTCAGATTTGTTGATTATGTTACCAAGGGCAGTAATGTCTGGACCGAGCATTACAGTGCTATTCAGGCAGATGTTCCTGATACAACTGATGCTGGTACAATGTTGGACCTTAGAGATGGCGGACTTATCCGTACACTCCAGAAGGCTGATGTTATCCCGCTTGCAGGACAGGCTCTATCTCACTGTCTAGCAAATACAGTTCGGGATATAGCAAACAATTTCGGGGAGGAGAATATTAAGAAGTTTGTGCTTCTCGAAGATGCTACCAGTCCTGTTGGTCCGTACAAGAAGTTGGCAGACGACTTCGTGAAAGAGATGGTCGGCAGAGGAATGAAGATTGATAAGACTACAACTTTCTTCAAATAAGAGGTTATGAGTCCGATGAGAGCTGCGAGGGTAGAGACTGGGGACTTAGTGAAGGTTGTGTTATTGGACTCTACTTATGCTAAAGGTAGAGTCCTTGGCACCCCTAAAGATTCGGATGGGTTGTGGGTGATTGAAGAAGATGAAGAGAATCTTTTCTTTTCCACTTTCAGCTTTATGGTAGTTTTAGAAAAAGGTGATAATTCTTAATAAGAAAGGAAGGTAAAAGCAATGGGTACAGAACACATAAGAGATAATAATGGCTCTAACACTTTAGACATGGACGTATTGACTATTCCTGGTGGTGGGGGGTTTCAGTTTTCCGCTGTCAAGCCTGCCATATTAGCAGATTTGGCAAGTGAATATACTCTTGTTACTCTCGCTATTGATGTAACAGGCAGTGTTTACTACTTTGCAGATCAACTGTTAGAGATGGTGAAGTACGTGGTCAGGGCTTGCAAGAAGTCACCCAGATCAGAGAATCTTTTGTTAAGGGTGATTGTTTTCAACACAAAGATAAAAGAACTGCATGGATTTATTCCTGTGGGTCAGATAGACCCTGATAACGACTATAAGCCTTTTTCCTGTACGGGACTGACAGCATTGCGGGACGCTATTTACTCTGGAATAGGGGCAACGTTAACTCTTGCTCAAAGCTTGACCAAAAAGGATTTTACAGTGAATGGGGTTTTATATGTAATCACAGATGGGGATGACAATGCTAGTTCACGAACACCCACACAGATTGCAGATATGGTAGATCAGTTGGCATCTAGTGAGGGAATAATCGAATCATTCATCTCTATTCTAGTTGGTATCAATACCAAACAGTGTTCTGGGTTTTTGTATAGTCTTCAGAACGAAGCTAAATTGACCAAATATATAGATGCGGGAGATGCTACCCCGCAAAATTTGGCAAAGTTGGGTGGTTGGGTGAGCAAATCAGTCTCTTCGGTCTCGCAATCGTTGGGAACCGGAGGGCCGTCTCAACCGCTGTCGTTCTAAATTTCACACACGCTGTGAGGGGCACGTTTAGTGCCCCTTTAGCTAACCCAAAGGAGAACTTCTATGATTACTGTTTCGGTTGAGGAAAAAATACAGGCAATAATTTCGAGAATGCTTTATATCGATATTTCAAAGGTAACGCCAGATGCTTTATTAGTGGAGGACCTTGGGGCAGATTCTTTGGATATTATTGAAATAATAATGGAAATTGAAGAAGCGTTTGACATCTATGAAATCCCTGATAAAGACCTTGAAAGAATCAATACTGTTCAGGGTATTGTAGAATGTGTCAAGAAGGAGTTGGGAACACGATATCAGGAGGATAAGAAGATGATGGTAGATGAAGGTATTATAGCCGAACCTGAAACAGTCGAAGATAGGTCAACTTTTGAGTTGGCATTGGAGAATCTTATTAATAGATATTCGATAGAGAATGAATCTGATACACCAGACTTTATTTTGGCTCAATATTTAAGAGCCTGTCTTGACGCTTTTAAAGTAGCAGTTAGAGAAAGAGACAGGTGGTACGGGTTACGAACCTTGGAGGGGGGTACTGCAAAAGGAATTACACGTGAAAAGGTCTATTCTGATTGACGGTATTGATAAAGAGTTGGTGTTGTCCAAAGTAACAGCGATCAAGGTGGACAAGAAAATTATAGAACTTACAGAGTTATTAGATGGTACGTGGAGATTAATTTACTCAACGAGTATAATTCCAGACTTGAAGGATGTAAAAGGGTTTATTATTGTGAGGGAGAACTGATGCAAGAAACACAATATGAAGATAAGACTATTCAAGAGTTTTTCAAGGGAGAGACTGATGAAGAGGTTGTGGCTAAAATGGATGCTCGTCTTAATGAACTACAGGGCAAGGGGCACACTTTAGTTAGGCGGGTAAAGATAGGCAGGAATGAGCCGTGTCCATGTGGGAGCGGTCTCAAGTTTAAGAAGTGCTGCATATCTAAAGTAGATCAAGGATTAGTATGAGTGTTTGTATCTTTTTTGGAGGATTGGAGGACCGTATGGAAAATTGTGCACCAAAAAATTGTGTTGTGGTGACGTTTAAGGAGTATGAGGAATTGCAGCGGGATAGAAGACTTTTATCAGCACTTAAAGCAATGGGTGTGGATAATTGGGAAGGGTATGACGCTGCTGTGGATATTTTCAACTCTGGAGAGTAGGACGAATTAACGCCCTTGAGCATAAAGTCTTATATCTTTGCGAATTATTGGTTGTCTTTCATCTATTTCTCTTATAATGGCTCTTGCAGTTTCAAATTCTCCTGCCTCTGCAAATGTGACTGCTGTAAAAAGTTTCTCAAAAATATTAAATAGTCTTTTCATTGTTTTATGCCTCCGTTTTGTTTTATACATAGAGTATATGCATATCTTGTGCCAAAGAATATAATGCTGAATTATATGAATTATTTTTTTCAAGAGAAAGAAATAGTGTTGCTTTTTGGGTATCCGTTGCTTTTTGAAACTGAAAAGATTTATAGAGAGAAAGGGGATTAAAGTGGAAACATTGATTTGTAATTTGTTTGGGGGTCCTGGTTTAGGGAAGAGCACTCTTATGGCAGCTGTTTTTGCAGAATTGAAGTTTATGGATATAAACTGTGAGATGGCACCGGAATATGCAAAAGAGAAGGTCTGGGAAGGCTCTTTGAATATTCTTGATAATCAGATTTATATATTTGGCAAACAATATCATACTATAAATAGACTTATAGGTAAAGTAGAGGTAATAGTAACCGACTCTCCATTATTTCTATCTCTTGTATACGGAGAGTGTGTAGGAATAGAATTTAGAGATTTGGTACTGAAGACTATTGCAAATTTCAATAACCTCAATTTTCTTGTTGAGAGATCGAAACCTTATAATTCAGCGGGGAGGGTACAAGACGAAGCTAAAGCGAGAGATTTAGATAGGAGAATACGGGATTTTTTAGGTTTTGCTGGAATACCTTTTATTTCTATACCTTATCACAGAGATTCGGTTTATGAAATAGTAGAGCAAATTTTGTTTAAGATACATTGGCGTGAAAGGATATCTACAAAATGCCAATGATTAGGAGGTTGTGAATGTGAATATAAAAATTAGAAGTACCTCTATTTTTTTGATTTGTTTGTTGTTTATTTTCAGTTTTATTGGATGCCAGAAGATAACTGATGAAACATCGCTGCAATCTGCAATAGAAGCTGATACCAACAGCATTTTGGATCAGCACCCTACGTGGGTAACGGAAGCTATTTTCATTAGTGGACTAGGTATTTCTGCTATTGAGGATAATGCAAACATTCAAGCATCAGTTTTGAAGTCGCAAATTGTTAATGAAATTGTTGCAGGCAGCTTATCGCCTGGGGATAAAGTTCTCGCTACTGTTTTTGTTGACAAACTGACAGTTTATTTAGATGAATATTTCAAGTACAATGGAATTACTGATAATGCCGAGCAAATCAAGGTCATTAGAAAAGCATTGGATTGGGTAAACGGAATAGCTGTGTCTAAATTGCAGAGTATCTCTATGCTTATTTATCGAAATAGATATTAGATAAAAAACATGGAGGAAGTAAAAGTATGACAAAACGTACTTATGGGTGGAAACCCGATAAGAAAGATGAAAGAGACTTAAATTTTTTATATAAGGATATCAAGCCAACAATAACGTTACCTAAAGTTGTAAATATGATATCTAAATGCAGCCCTATTGTTGATCAGGGGGAGTTAGGCAGTTGTACTGCCAATGCAGGAGCAGGTTGCTTTGAATTTTTGGAACTCAAATATGGTATAACATTTTTGCCTGTTAGCAGACTTTTTGTATATTACAACGAGCGTTTGATTGAAGGAACTGTTAGTGAAGATAGTGGAGCTTCAATCAGGGATATCATAAAAGCTGCTGCTAGTTGGGGGTGGTGTTCAGAGAAGGAGTGGCCTTACAATATTAATGAGTTTACAGTGAAACCTGGCAAGCAGTGTTACAAAGATGCAGTTATTCACGAAATAAAGTCCTATCATAGGGTATTGAATCAAAATGATATGTTGACTTGTTTGGCTGATGGATTTCCTTTTATTTTTGGTATTACCGTTTTTGAAAGTTTTGAATCGGATAGTGTTGCCAAAACTGGTATAGTTCCTGTTCCTAATCCTGCTACAGAGAGGCAATTGGGTGGTCACGCTATGTTGGCAGTAGGATATGACGAAAATACTCAAAGGTTTGATGTCAGGAACTCTTGGGGTGCAGGATGGGGAGCTAAAGGATATTGCACTATTCCTTTTGCATATATAAACAAGTGGGCATCTGATTATTGGACTGTAAGGAAGTAGAAGGAGGGGTGCATGAGTATTGAGACGGCAGAGAATAAACTTTGGGAATTTTTGGACCTGCCGAGAGGATGGCATCTTGGAGAGGGTGAACCTGTTTGCCCATGTGCAGCAGAATCAGCCCTCTCTCTCATGCATTTAGCTGATAAAAATGGATTTGGTGTTGATGTATTCCCTGGTGTAGATGGCAATGTGTTGGTACGTTGTATGAAAGATGATATCAGTTTATATTTTGATATCAAATCATGTGGTAATAGTGTAGATTACTTTATGGAGATCAAAGACGAAGAGATTGAAGATGCGGATGATATTACATTGCAAGCTGCTACAGAGAAACTGTCGCAACATGTAGGAAAATAAGAAGAGACTGGTTTCTGGTCTTCAGTTGAGTTGTTGGAGGTAGTGAAATGAAGAAGTTGATAATGTTAGTGTTGATGGTTTTTGTTTTGGTGTTTGGTGCAGCAGTTGTGGCTTACGCACAAGATGCAGTGATGAAAGATGTCACTCGGACAGCTCCCGCTGGAGTAAGTGTTAGTAAGGGGGCTGCTGTTGAAAGAAATAGCAATAATGTAGTTGCCAAAGAAGACCCAGGTATTTGGAATAACAATTATGGCCTTTTCTCTTACGATGCAGGTAACGGTATTCTCTTGATTGCAGCCTTTGATTATGATTATAATGAAGCTTATGGTTATTATGTCAATGCTTATAATCAGCTTATACCGTTTACATGGGGGTACGACCCTACTACTTACTGTTTTCTTTCACTTCAGTATGGTCATTATCTTTACGGAGGACTGTGCGGAAGTGGTACTATCACGTGGTATTATTTGGCTTATATGTAGTTTTTGATATTTGTTGTATGCGGGTATAGCTCAATAGGTAGAGCATCAACTTGCCGAGTTGAAGGGTCTAGGTTCGAGACCTAGTGCCCGCTTTTTTCCCTCTTTGATCTCACCAAAAAATTCCTAAAGAAGTTTTTTCTTTTTTCCCCCCTTTTTGTTGTGAAGATAGACTTGTCATTTTTCTCACCTAACTATTACCATGAACTGTTAAGGAGGATTTACCTTTAAATATGGGTATTTGGAAGACACTAAAAGAAAGTTTTATTAATCCACAAGCATCAATTCCTACTGCAACACATCCAGCACTTTCTCCAATGAAACGTGCTGAAGCTATCTTACAAGACCCCGAAGTATTACAGCAAATCTTACATGCTCTCAATTTGGAGTTAATTGATGACTCTCATGTTGGGTTAGATATTTCCAAGTTACCCACAAGTTTGCCAACAATCTTTAATAACTTGGGGATTATGTATGCCCCCAAAGACGGCGATGAAAGAGACTTCATGGAGTTTTGGAAGAGCACGGGATTTATTACATCATCATTGAAGCTTGTTGGGGAACAGAATAGATTGATCCGATACGAAGACCTCAAGTTTATGAATAAGAACTCGCCGGAAGTTAATCTTATGATTGAAACTTTGGTTGAGGAGGCTATTTCATATAAACTATCAACTGGAGAACTAGTTGAGATTGAGGTTTTTGATGAACAGAATGATTTGGATAAAGAAACTACAGAATGGATTAATGATGCTATTGATTTATTGAATCCCAATACTGAAGTTATTGTAAGGGGTATGGCATTATTTGGTGATCATTTTGTTGAGCCTTTAGGTATATCTCAAAAGGAGATAAAGTCTCTGCGGTGTGAGACTGACCCTAAAAAATATAAAAGAACTAATTTTGAAGAATCTTCTGCTCCACTCAAATATGAATACAAATTAAGAGATCAAAAAACCAAAATATTATATCCTTGGGAAGTAATACATTATAAAATTCCCACGGGAGATGAAGAGTATTTCCCGTATGGAATTTCTTCAGCAGATGCTTGTAGGTCTCCATATAGAAGATTATTGGTTTTGGAAGGACTATTAGCGTTGGCAAGAGCAGCGAAAACAGATAAATTGGTAGTTAGAATCCCAACGGGAACCAGCAATCCTGAAGCTGCTATGGCAAAACTCTCAAGAGCAAGAGCTATGTGGCATGACATTATATTTGGAAGTGGCAAAGAAGTCAGAGGAGTAAAAAAGCCAGATGCATTTACAGAAGTTTTATGGTTGCCTGAAGGTTCAGGAGATCAAAGAATAGGATTAGAAAGATTAACGTCAACAATAGATTTTACTACTACTGAAGATGTTGAGTATTTTTTGGATAAATTGATATCTGCTACAGGTATGCCACGGAGTTACTTCAAGCCTGATGAAAAGTATCAGGGATACAAGAAACTTACTCTTCAGGATTTAAGATTTTCAAGAAAAGTGGCAAAAGTAGTAAAAAGCTATTCATATGGTCATATTGTTTTAGCGAGTATTATATTAGCATTGAATGGTAGATGGACAGAAGGAACGTCATTAGCCGCTAAATATAGACAGATCACGCCTGTTGCTGATGAACAATTGAATTCAATGAGAGTTGCTTTGGATAACATATCTACAATGTCTAATTATTTTATTACACTTACAGGAAGACCTAATTTATCTGATTTAGCAGTCAAAACGTTGCTTATTAGGTATTTGGATTTAGACCCTGAAACGATTGACTTGATGATTCAGACATCTCCAAGAGCTGTACCTGAAGTTCCTCTTCCTGGAGTGGGCGAGGTTCCTCCTGACATGCCTAAAGAAAGTCTTAATGACAAAATATATAGAATCCTGACCGAAATGTTGGCAACATCAACTATGGGAAGATATAATAGAACTTATTCAAGAGATGTCCCAGAAGTAAGGGATTTCTTTAGAGCGACAACTAGTAAACTGGTGCCTTTGATAGAGGCTACAGCAAATAAGAATAGAGACCAGTGGGAACAGATAGTCAAGACACTTTCATAGACAGACAGTTGGTATTAACACGAATGACCCTATCAGGAATAGAAGTTCTTGATGTGGGTAGTGATGATAGTTATTTTATTGGATGGGAAGACCTGCCGATGTTTTGTTCTGATATGAATATATCAAATAAATACGATAAAGTGTTTGAAGAATTGACTGGATATAAAAAAGTAATGGTATGTAATGGAAAAGTGTACAAGATTACTGAAAGACAAACCGTACTTCCTCCATTCAATTACAGGGAAATATTTACACGAGAATTGGATGGTAAAGGTATGGCTGTTACTTTGGATAATATGTACTATGAAGAAATAACCGAAGAAAGGACAAACAAAGGACTTACTGTTAGTAAAGTTAAATAACTGATTAGAAAGGAGACTGATATGGAAGAACCTATGGGGAATTTTTGTACATGCGAATGTCACAAAGGCAGTGGAGGAGTCGATCAATCTCATGCGTGTTGTGTTTTTACTGGAATGCAGTATATTGATGAAAAAGGGGATATAGATATGGAAAAGGCCAAGAAATTTTTGGCTGAATGGACAGCACGTAATATGCGGGAGCCTTTTTAGGATCAAACAAGGAGTGAGTAAGCAAAGATGTCAACTGTAATAAATATAGATGCTTATATAGAGACAGAAAGAGCAAGTGATTTATCTTGGGTTGATCCTACTCTTGTTGTGAGTTTAGAGGGACCTGGGAGTGTTAGTTCACCTTCTGGCATATCTCTTTTATATTGGACAGACCCTAATCTTGTAGTTAATTTAGAGGGACCGTAAAGGGGGATAAGAACATATGATAACTGTAGGACAATGTTTATCTGAAGAATCCTCTATTAGAGATATTATATTATATCAAGATGTTTTGTTTGAGATTTCAGAAACGGGAGAAGTTATTTTAGACGAGTTTATTTCAGCAGCTTTTGATGAAATCATGCCAGATGTTTATAAAAACTTCAAGGAGGAGTACCCAAATATCAAGGTTCTTTTCAACAAGTTCAAATCTGTTTCTGAAACTGTTCAACTGAAGCATATAACTGAAGCGTATAAAGATATAAGAGACGCTATCAAAAAATATGGTGTAGAAAAAGGATTGACTAATGGGTATTTAGTGTATGTGGAAACAGTTCTTGTTCCTGGTCTGCTTATATATTTTGGGATCAGTAAAGAGACGGCTCAAGGTCTTGCAATAGGCTTGATAGTAGCACTTATTCCAATGTTTATAAGAAAACTTGCCCAATTAGCCAAAAAAACAGCCAAGTCTATAAAATCGGCAGCAATCGAAGTAAAAAAGAAATACAAAGAAAGAAAAACTAAAAAGTTTAGTAAAAAATCCAAAGAGGATGAAGAGTAAATAGAATCTGATTTTCAGCAGATGTTGGAAATCAAGAAATACCTACTAAGGAGGTGTGTGAATGGATAAAGTGGAATTGCTTTTTGAAGATTTCTCATTGTTGGAAAATGGAGAAGTGAAATTTATTCCTATGACTATTGACTTCAAAGAAGATAGATCAGTAATATCCGAGTCAATACAAAACCAAAATGGTATGTTAGAATTGACATTACCAGTAGGATATGTCAATAAAGAGACTGCTAATAAGAGGTCTTATAAAAGAGCAGTGGTGGAATCTGCATTATCTAAAATAGCCGAACCCATGAAGAACGGATTTGTACATGGAACTCACGGCAAACACCCGTCTACGTTTTTTGTTGATCCCGATCACGTGAGTCATTTGATTATTGAAGCTTTTATTGACGACAAAGATGTTATTTGGAATAAGTGGCTGTGTCTGCCTAATCTCAGAGGGACTGATTTAACTAATAGTTTCTTGGGAGGAGCAAGATATGGAGTTTCAATAAGAGGCAGGGGTGTAGTAGAGAATGGTGATGTTTCTGTATACGAATATGGAGGAACTGATACTGTTGGATTACCATCAACTGGTATTTATACAGGAATTGGTTATAAGGCTACTGCCCGACTTGTTGGTAATAAATCAATATCAGAATTATTGAAGGTAGATGAATCTCGTATTGTAGAATCGATTATGCAGAGGGTAACAGAAAGTTTGAATAACGGGACTATCCCAGGAATCGGACTTGATAAGAGTTCAGGCAAAAAAACCCCAATAACGGAGGAGAAAACAGGAATGGATGAATTAAAAGTTTTGAACGAAAAAGTGACAACATTGGAACATGATGTTGAAGAGTGTTCTGAGGCTCATAAGGAAGCCACTGAAGTAATAGATAAGAAGTCTGCACTTATCCTAGCATTGAAAGAAAAGATTCTTGAATTGAAAGAAGAGAAGAAAGCTCTGATTTCTGAACGGTCAGTTTTGAGAGCTACAATCAAGAAACAGGACAAGGAGATCAGTGAGACTCTTGAGACTGTTGTTGATCTTAAGAATTATGCATTAGGTCTTGAAGAAGTTGTTGAGGATTTGAGGGATTATACACTTCAGTTGGAAGATGTTTCTGAAGACTTGAGGGAGTATGCTTTGAGAGCAGAGGATGTTATTGCCGGATTGAGAGATTATGCTGTTGAAGTTGAAACAGTAGCAGAAGACCTTCGCCAGTTTGGTGCAAATTCTAATTCATTGCTCGAACTTACAAGGAGTTATGCACAGAGCAAGACTGCTGAAGTTGATAAGTCGGTTGATATTATCGAGGGCTTGGTAGAGCATACAAGGGCAGCTCATGGATTGATAGGCACTTTGAGAGGATCATTGAATTCTTCATTGGAACTCAGTGAAACTAATAGGGAAACCTTGAAGTCTGCAATGGAGATTATTGAGGCTATTAGACATAGGGATACTACAACTCCTATTACTGTGACTGACTCAAAGATTCATAATTCAGTGGGATTCCATCTTCGTAAGAATCCTGAACTCAAGTTATTTGAAAATGATCTTAAGAGATGTAAGACAGTCAAGGAAGTAGAAGTTAGAGTTTCTCAATTGTTAGAGACTCTTGACAAGGCTAAAGATGCATCTAAACTTCAGATTATTACAGAAAGTAAAGGTGAAAAGAAGATTTATGATGTCAAGGGTATGAATACGTTGAAGGGTTGGAGGTAAAAATATCAGTTCTTTTGGATTTCCCCCCTTTTTGTTGTGAAGATGTGGTTTACTCATTGGTGAAGGTAGTATATAACCTGCCTTCACCGGATTTTTTTATTTTTTTGCACAGAAAATAAACTAGTATATGATAATGTACCTTATTGCTTTTTAGAGGTAATAAGAGCCAATATCTCTCCTCCAGGGAAGGTTCCCTACTACGCAGTAAAGCTTCAGTAGAGACAAATAACTTAATATTAATGGAGGAAACTTATGATAGATTATTTGGTAGGTGATGCTGCTGAAGTGCAGGCACAACAGCAGAAAAATGCCGTAATCTCTGAAGGCGTTAAGATTTATGATGAAATGTTTCGTCAGAAATATCCCATGCTTGGCAACTTATTTGAAAGTGCCGATGTGCAGGAGAACTATATCGGTGCGATGACTTCAATAGTACTTCGCAACCAGGCAAGATTCATGGAGACCGCAAAGAAGAACTTTGGTGAGTCTGTTATTACATCAAAGTTGGGTGATTTGGCTCCCAGGATCATGGACGTTGTTCGTATATTCTATCCGAATTCTATTCAGCACATAATTGCATCAATTCAGCCTCTTGATCAGTTAACTGGTCAGGTCGTTGTAATTAGACCACAGTACACAAACACTGCTGCTGGTGTAACAGCCGGTCAAGAAGTTTTTGTGAATCAAACTGACGGCACATATGCATCTGAATATTATTCTCAAATTCTTCATATTGCTTCAGTTGGCACATATCCATTTGTAACAGTATTTAAGCCATTGAGACCAGCAACTTTGGTCATTAAAAATGGTGATGGTGCTATTATTGGTCAGGCTGATGCTTCTGGTAATATTGCTGGTACTCCTGGTATGTCAGCTCCATCTCCGCAGATGCAGCTAACAGGTTCCAGTGTTAACAATACTACAGGTGTTGGTACGTTACTTTTCACATCTATTCCTGTTCCTACTGATGTTACTATCGAGTACGCAGTTGATACAGAACAGTCTTGTTACGTTTGTGAGCAGACTGCATATGATCAGAGAAGTGTTAATGCTATTAGACAGGTTGAAATTGGTCTACGGATCATCCCTGTTGTGGCTAAAAGTCATCCGTTGGCATTAACCTGGTCGGTGCAGGCAGGTCTTGCTGCTATGGCATCTATCAACTTGGATGTTGAAGATACTGTTAGCACATTGGCTGCTCAATTCATCAAGATTGAATCAGATCGTCAGGTAATCAACGTTTGTATTAACGCTGCTCAGGCTGCACAAGGTGGAGCCGCATTTGATGCCGATTTGGTGTTTGATGCTGCACTTCCTGGCACTGGTGGTGTTACAAGAACACAGATTTTCCAAGACTTTATGATCACTGTGGCTAAAGGTGAGAATAAAATCTATGCGGCTGCTGGCCGTGGCAGTGTGTCTTGGATGATTTGCGGTAATAACGTCGCTGCTGTTATGAAACAGCTTAAGACTTTCGTACCGGCACAGAACATTATGCCTATCGGAGCACACGTAATTGGTTCATTAGACGGAGCAATTACTGTTATTAAAGATTCTGGTCTAAATGCAGATTGGTTCGTAGTTGGATATAATGGTATATTGCCGGGAGACTCCGGGGTTATTAAGGCAGACTGGATTCCTATATATTTCACCCAGACCTTGACCACTAAGGAGCTTCAGGGCCAGAAGGCAGTATTGAGTATGTATGATGTTGTCATTAATAATGGCAACTTCTACAGAATTGGAAAGATTGTACACTTCTAATCATATGTTGTGTTAAAACTATAAGGGGGTTGGTTGACAAGACTAACCCCTTTGTGGTATAATAAGAGTATGCTGATTTTGAAGGAGTACTTGAAATGAAAAGAATAGATTTTGACAGAATAAGAAAATCTTTTGAGGTTGAGGGGTATCAGTTATTGACGTTGGCTGCTGACTACAAGAATAATCGTCAAAAGTTGGATTACATTTGTTCTGAAGGGCATAAGCATTTTATAACTTATGATAGCTGGTCAGCGGGTAGAAGATGCGTGGTTTGTTCTGGGAGGTATTCTAATAATATTTTCAAGATAAGAGATGCTTTTGAAAAAGAAAACTATCAATTATTGACGACTGAATATAGAAATGCTCATCAGAAGTTAGAATTTATCTGTCCTAATGGTCATAAGCACTCAATGGAGTGGAGAGCTTGGCAGGACGGGCAGCGATGTGGTGTTTGTAATCTCAAAGTTGTCACCTATCAAGATATTAAAAATTCTTTTGAGAGAGAAAGGTATCAATTATTATCCCAAGAATATGAGAATAATACACAAAGATTGAATTTTATATGCCCCAGGGGGCATAGGTATTATATAACTTGGGGAAGTTGGGTGTTAGGAAGAAGATGTGCTTTGTGTGCTGGTAATCAAGTATTGAAGATAGAGTATGTAAGGTCGTATTTTCAAGAATGTGGCTATGACTTATTGACCGATAGATATATAAATGCTTATCAAAAATTGGAATATATTTGTCCAAAAGGGCACAAGCACTCCATAACGTGGGGAAATTTTCAACAAGGCATAAGATGCCCCCACTGTGTTTCTTATTCTTCAGAGCCAGAGAGAGAAATTTTTGAGTTTCTTAACTCAAAAATTAGCTGCGAACACAGAAATAAGATTGTTATTTCCCCATACGAGCTTGATATTGTTATTCCAGATAAAAAGTTAGCAATAGAGTATTGTGGTCTTCATTGGCATTCAGAATTGAATGGGAAACACAAAGATTATCATATAGGCAAATTAGAACGATGTCAGGAAAAAGGACATAGCCTTATCACAGTTTTTGGAGATGAATATCTAAATAGAAAAGACGTTGTTCTAAACAGAATACTTCATATTTTAGGTATTGATAATTCTTTGTCTATTTATGCTAGAGATTGTGATATACGAGAGATACGTAATGACGAAGCTTCTGCCTTTCTGAATGCTTACCATATCCAAGGCAACGCCGGTTCAAAGATCAGAATAGGGGCATTTTATAAAGATGAACTAATATCAGTAATGACATTTAGTAAACTTTCTATTGCTAAAGGAAGCAAGCCTGAAGAAGGGGCATGGGAGCTTAACAGATTTTGTTCTCATATAAACTATAAGGTTGTAGGTGTTGCATCTAAGCTATTATCTTATTTTACAAGAAATTATTTGTGGAATAAAATAATATCTTATGCTGATAGAAGATGGAGTAATGGAGATTTGTATTACAAATTGGGGTTTAAATTATTGAGAACGAGTGAACCAAACTATTGGTATTTCAATAATGATAGAAAGAGGATTCACAGATTTGCTTTGAGAAAAAGACAAGATGAACCTAAAGATAAAACAGAGTGGCAGTTGAGGCAGGAAGAGGGACTCAATAGAATTTGGGATTGTGGTAATTTAGTATTCATGATGGAAAAAAATATTTGAAAACAACTTTGAGGTTGTAATTATTTTGATGAAATCAATTAGAGAAGTGGTATTGAATAAAATAGAAGATTTAGATTATGTTTCTGAAGCTAAAGGATTATCTAGATTTTGGTCACATTTACAAAAGGCAAGTGTAGGGATAATCACAGCTTTTAGAAGTGCATACGGCAGGGATGAAAATAGAAATAGAAATAAAAGGCTTGAAGGAAGTTTGAATAGATATGAGTTTGTCAAAGTCACGGGGATTTTTAAAGAGAATATTGGAACGCCTCAAGAGGTTGAAGTTAAAGAAGAAAGTTTTTTTGTGTGGGATAATGGTAGTGGCCCTGAAGGAAAACTATTAAAAAGAGACCTTATTTCTTTAGGAAGTAGATTTGACCAAGACTCAATAATATTTAAAGCATTGAATAATGAAAATGCTATATTGATTGGAACTAAATCTGGGGTATTTCCAGGATACGGAGTTGAGGAAGTATTAGGAAAGTGGGTAGGTGGTAGAGAGTCACAATATATGAGTAGAGCGAAAGGCAGACCTTTTAGATTTTCAGAATCTTTAGAAGACGACTACATAATTCCAGTAATAGAGTGGATCAAAAATTATGGAGATAATGACAAAGGAGTAATGGGGAAATTGGCTTTTGAGACTACATTGAGGCTGCCTAAAGGAATGATTATTCAAAGATTGTAGTAATTGGGAGTCCGAATTGATAGTAACTGGAGTTATAAATAAAGTAACTGATGATGGAACTTTTTGGGTTAAATATGCCATCAAAGGATTTTTTATGTTAGTTGAATTTTTCAATACTATTTTGAAAGAAGATTTGGAATATTTGCAAGAAGGTATTCCGATAGAGATAGACACTGTGAAAGGAACTGTGAAATTAACAACCGAGTTCTGGACACAAGAAGGAATAGATAGAGCAAACGAAGAAGCAAAGAAATTATCCCGCCTGTTAGATTTAAGTTAGACCTTTCATAGAGTATTCTTTCCTGTTTTATCCTTGTAATACCCCTGTAACGCTCCAGAATAGCTCAGGATATGGCTGTAAAGTAATTAAGGGCTTTGGGATATAAAAAATAAACTAAACGATTTAGGAGGATTTAAAAATGTTAGAGAAAGTGGCTCCAATGGTGCTCGGAGGCGATTTTGTGGTGGTTTATGCAGTTCCTACTTATGCGAAGAACACAGAGGTAAAGAAAATAATACTTTGTAATAGTAATGTGTCTACACTGACTGTTTCTATGAATTTTGTTCCTGCAAAGGGAGTTCCTGATGCTTCTAATGCTGTTTTGGCTGGCAATAGTTTAGAAAAGACACTTATTTTGGAACTAGCTGGTACTGCATTGGTTCCTGGTGATACTATTCAAGCTAAAGCATCTGGTCCTGGGGTAGCAATTCACATATCTGTTGACGAGGAAACGGACTAACTTGTTGAATAATCCGTTAAATAACAGGTAGTGGAGGTACTTTATGAGTGATATTCTTGGTAATATAGATTTTGGTTTAGGATCAGGTGGTGGAGTATCTTTGTTGGGTGCAGGCCAGATTATCCAGAACTCGTTGTCTCCAGGAATAGGAGGAGTATACACATCTATTGGTAAACAATGGATAGCACATGGTAATAATGTAATAACATTTAGTTCTGCTCAAGCAGATGCTAATTATAAAATGATAGCTTCACTGGTTCAAGCTCCTACAGGAACTGGTTTTGATATTATGAATGGTGCTGCTGCCAATGATGACGGTGAATTTTATTATTCTTCGGGTTGGCAGTGGGTATCTCAAGTCGGTAATGTTGTATATTTCGGTATGTATGGCGGTTATCATCAATGGTGTTGTTTCAGATTTGCCTTACCCGTTGCAATTCCGGCGGGATCAACAATTGATACTATAAATACACATTTAAAGCTAATGGGTGCTACGGCTACTACCAGTAAGAACTTCTTTTTATTGGTGACAGATAGTGCAGATGCTGCTCAAGCAGCGGCTGCTGGAGCACGACCTGCAGTAGATGGTGGATCAACAGCCGTTTATCCTAATGTTTTGAGTAATCCTATCGCTCTCTCATTTGTAGCAAATCAATGGACTATAATTCCTATTGGTTCTCTTGTCCAGTATTTGGTTGACACTTATAGCGGATTGGCTGCTGGTGCTCATATCTGTGTATGGATAGCTGGCGACGCTTTAAGTGGCTCTACAGCGGTTCAACCCTATGAAGCAACAGATGCTACCGTTAGACCACAGTTATCGGTATTCTTAAGCAACTATCAAATGACCCCTAGAAATGTTGCCCATACTCAAGGTTTGACACTATTTGTTTATAATGAATCAACAACAAGAGGTCATGTAAGAATAGAAGGTGGTTATGGATTTACAAGTTGTGGTTATACCGGTGGTACCCCTGCTTATGTTGGAACCACTGAGCGATTTGACGATGTGGGAAATACTCAAACAGGCAGAATGGCCGCTACAGCTAGATTTGCCTCGGCTGGTTATTCTC